CCACGAGCCATACGCTCTGCATGCATTAATCTTGCATCAGACATTGCTTGTTTCGTCTTCTGCCTGTTAGCGTAAAGCTTACTACCAGTAGAGACGGCTAATTTTATTGCCGATAACCACATAATTAGTAAGCTTTAGATTTTCTTCTTTTCTCTGGTCTTACAGCACCCTGTCCTTGAACTTCAAGTTCAGGTTTTCCTGTACCAATATAGTTAAAAGCTTGGTCAGCAGTTGTTTTAGATCTAGGATCTACTTCAACTTCTTGTTCACCAACTTTAACTTCTTTGATCTTATCAAGTTTTTGCATTTTATGCTCCTTTTTTACGTTTTTCTACACCTTTTATAACACCTTTATTCTTAGATGCATAGAAAACTGTTTCACCCTTCTTTTTCCCATACTGTTTCTTCATGGATTTCATGATTTTTTTACCTTTTTTGTTTAATGGCATTAATCATCCTCCATCATAACTTGAGCTTGTTGTATTCCTGACTTAGCAAGGCTAACTCCAGCTCTTAATTTTGATAAATCTTCGTTTTGTTCTAATTTATCTTCAAAATTTTCACGTTGTTGCATCAATCTTGCTCTTGCAAGTTCAACTTGTGCTTGATCGTTGTCTTTTTTACGTTCATTTTCCATAGCACGTAGGTCAACTTCTCTTGCTTTTAGTTTTAATAACGGATCAGAGTCAAATTGTGATGTAATTTTCTTCTCTTCCATCATAAAATCTGCTGTCATCTCTGCAACCAACACTGCTTTTCTAGCTTCGATTGCTTGAGAGATCTGTTGTAACTGTTGTGCAGCGTTTGGATCTGTTGCTGCCATCTGTTGTAACATTTGTAGTTGCATTATTTGTTCTCTAAACTCTAATTGTACTTGTTCTTGTGCCATTAAACTAATGTGTTCTAAAATATTTTTTTGTATCGCTGCCATAATCGCAGGATTATTTCTAACCATATTAGTTGACATAAAATTTAAGTGAGCTGTAACGTGTGCTCTATGATCTTGACCAGGAAATGCTTGAAAAGGTTTGCCACCTAAAGCATTAATATGTTCTACGCTTGGATCCATTGGAGCTATTGGTGCAGGAGGCGGTAATATTTGATCTATATTTTTAACACCGATTGCTTCGTACATTTTTCTGTAAGCAGAATATAAATTATGTATTTGTGGATTTGATTGTGCAAGTTGTAATTCTGTTTGTGCCATTGATATTCTTTGCGCCATAGAAAAAATATTTGGATCTGCAACTGGTATGATGTCTATTCTATCGTCAAAGTCTACTTGTTTAATGTTCCGTGCTCCACCGACCACGTCGTATGGATATTCTGGTGGTAAATATTGTGCAACAACTTTTGATAAAAGTTTAAATTCTTTTTTCATTCCTGCATATAATCTTTTATGTATTGCAGACATGACCCGTGATCCACGTTCCAATAATGCTATCGTTGTTCCAACAGCCGCTTGTTGATTACCATCACCCACTTGCATGTCAGCAATAGCCGCGAACCTCTGACCAGCGGTTACAACAATA